CTGAAGACTAAATTCTCAAACCAGCAAATAGTCCCAGCACAGTATTTTAAGTATAAAGAAATGATTGAAAAATTTTTAAAGAAGAATGGAGAAGAAAGAAATTAATTTTGAAAATATTAAGTCTTATCTATTAGGTAACTTTAGATATTTCTTATATTACTCTAAAGCTAAGAAGTTAATTAGACCTCACATACTAGAGCAAATAGATTGGAGGATTAAAGTTATGAACTCTAAATGTTATAACGAAGGTTCATGTGTAAAATGTGGTTGTACTACTACTCAATTACAAATGGCAAATAAATCGTGTGATAAACCTTGTTACCCTCCTATAATGAGTAAAATTAAATGGAAAGCTTTTAAAGACCATATGATTGTACCAATAGGTAAAGATTTTTGGAGGATGAGGATACAAGGAAATGAGAATCCTGCTAGAGTTAAGATAACAAAAAATGGAATGTTAGTTCATGTAGTTTATATCAATATATTATGAATTGGAAAGAAATAACATTAAGTATAGGGAATTCTTTTGTGGGTGTTCGTAGGACTATAAAGTACCAATACCTAGGGAATTTAAAAGTAGTTGGACTTAGTTCTTCATGTAGCTGTAGTACTCCTGCTTATGATAAGAAAGAAAAAGTAGTAAGTGTAGGATTTACTCCTAAACCAATACCAAAACATTTAGTAGGGAAACAGAATTTCTATAATACTACTAAATATATTACAGTTACCTTTGAGAATGGGACAAAAACTGTATTGACTTTTAGTACTAAAGTAATAAAACAATAATTATGAATTATACAGCAGATGAGATTATAGAAATGGCTAAGAGAGCTGAAGGATATAAAGGTATTCCTGAAGATTATTGGTTAGCTCCTATCAGAAGAAGTCAAGATGAGCAGAAACCTGATGAATTTAATGATAGAGTTTATCTAATGAAATGGCATGAGATAGTAATGGATACTACTTGTACTACTACTCCAGGATTACCTGCATTAAAAGGTGGATTTAAAAAGTATAATGCAAAAGGAGCAGCAGTTGTATGTGCTAATATCTGGATGTACAAAGCTTTTAAGTATGGATTACACTCAGGAAAGATGAGGTGTCTAAGAGAAGTTAAGAATATTTTTACTACTAGAGATGGAGATTTAGATGCAATAGCTGAAGAACAAGGACCAAGATATTGGGGAATGTGGAATACTAACTTTCATGCAGCTTCTTATAAATATTTAGATACACTTATTCGTAAGTGGATAGGAGCATGGTCTTATGGATGTATTGTCTGTAATAATAGAGTTGAGTATGATAAAATAATTGACCTATGTAAAGACCAAGATGGAGTATCAATGATAATTTTAAATGAGTTTAGTATATGAAGTTAAGTATAGATAATCACATAGTCAAACATCCTGATATTTTCTTAAAATATCTAAAAGCAATAATTCCAGAAGTGATTAGTGATACTCCTGGACCTAAGACTAATTGTATCACTTTTGAATTAGAATTTAAAGTAGATGAGATAGCTACTATAATTCAGATTGCGGAGAAAGAAGTAGCTTGGTTAAGAACCTCTGAATTTAAAGAGTGGTTGAGAAGTTTAGGGCAAACACAATTTGATTTAATTAATAAAGCAAAAAGTATGCATCTTAAATATGAAGACCCTATGTTTGCTTCTCTAGATACTAAAAGCACTTACAAAGTTTTTGCAGAATTTTTTACAAATTAATTTACAATATGGCATATTTATTTGAGGTAACAGAAAGAATAGTATTTCCAAATGCAGAGACATTACTTATCTCTCCATTTAAAGAGATATGGGGAAGGGATGAAAGTCCAAATAAAGATACTGCTCTTAAAGAGCTTACTTATATTGAGTTTATGTCTTCAATGAAGAAGTCTAATCCTTATAGACAATATCCTGAAGATAGAAAGCATGAGGTTTTAAAACAAGATATATTACAAGATGTTCAATGGACTCCTGACCCTCTTATATATGAAGCTATTACTAAGATTCGTTTATTCCAACAAGAAGCTTCTATTACATATTCTTATTATATGGCAGCAAAAAGGGCTGCTGAAAAGATGAAAAATTTCTTTATGAATTTTGACATTACTGAAAGGAATGAAAAGACAGGAAATCCTATCTATAAACCAAGAGATATAACCTCATCACTTAATGATACAGGTAGAGTACTAGGAGAACTTAAAAGTCTTGAAAAGAAAGTAGAGGAAGAGTTGTATGAAGAATCTAAAATGAGAAGTGATAAGCAAATATCTCCATTTGCAGACAGAAATAGTATGAAATAATTATGACAGAATATTCAGATGGGAAATTAGGAGCAATAAGAAATGCTGAAGGACATTGGATAAATACTCAAGTCTTCAGAGAAGAGGGTAATCATTTTATGAAGCATAGATATTACTGTGCTGACCCTTGGGGTTCTCCTGCCTGGTATGAATATTGGGAAGAACAAAGGAGAAGATGTATTCATGGGTATTCTTCAGGTGGTGCTAAGATTACAGGCAACCATTATTTCTATATGAATTTTTGCCCTATTAAAAAGGTAGATGATAAAACTGGAAGTAAGGCATCTAAGATTGTAGGATTTGCTGATTTTTGGGATGGAGATTATAATTACTTTTGGATTAGAGAGATTGCAAGACAAGGTATATTTGATTGTCTTAAAGATGGTGAAGAAGAAAGATTAGCATTTATTGAATTAGATTCTATGGCACAAGCTGTAGAACTTAAGTTACTATTTGAATCTCTACATTTAGAAGTAAAAATACAAGTAGATTATCTTAGAGGAGGGTGGAACTTAATTGTAGGAAAATCAAGACGTAAAGGTTACTCTTATAAAAGTGCTGCTATTGCTGCAAATAACTATTTTACTAAGCCAGATTCTTATACAATATTTGGAGCTTATGAAAAGAAATACCTTTATCCTAAAGGTTTATTTACTATGGCTGCTAGTAATATCAACTTCATTAATGGAGAGACAGGATGGGCAATGCCATCAGATGTTGTACAAAAGCAAGACCATATTAGAGCATCTTATATTGAATATAAGAATGGAATTAAACTAGAGAAAGGATTCTTATCTGAGATACAAGGTTTAACCTTTAAAGATAATGCAGATGCAGCCAGAGGTAAGGATGCTGAAGATGTCTTCTTTGAAGAATCAGGTGCATTTGGTACTCCAGGACTATTAAAAAGTTCTTATGCAGCAACCCAGGATTGTGTTATGGCAGGAGCTATTAAGACAGGAATGATTACAATATTTGGTACATCTGGAGATATGGAAGGAGGTACAGCAGATTATTCTGATATGTTTAGTAGACCTGAAGCTTTTGGATTACTACCATTTCAGAATATATGGGATGAAGATAGTATAGACCAAAAGTGTGGATTCTTCCATCCTATTAACTGGAATATGGAAGGTTACTATGATGAGCAAGGTAACTCAGATACAGAAGGTGCAAAACAATTAGAGATTGAAACTAGGAAGGCACTTATCCATAGTGGAGCTACCTCAACAGAGATTCAAAAGAGAATGCAAGAGAAACCTCTTGGTCCTAGTGAAGCTTTCTCAGCTATTTCAGTTAATAATTTTCCTGTAGTAGAATTGAAAAGACAACTTGAATTAGTCAAAGCTAATGAGTTGTATAAAATAAAAGGTACACCTGTAAAGATGTATTTTAGTGGAAATGATGTAAAAGCTGAACCTATCTTAGATGGTAAGGTTGAACCTATATACTCTTATTATAATCTTCCTACAGATAAAAGGGGTTGTCCTGTTATCTATGAATATCCTGTAGCAAATGCTCCTAGAGGGTTATATAAAATTGGTTATGACCCTGTAAGACAAGATGATGGTACATCTTTAGCTTCTATTATAATATATAAAGGTACACATATTGGTAGTGCTTATAGAGATACCATTGTAGCTGAATATATAGGTAGATTAGAGAGTACTGATGATATAGATAGAGTAGCAGAGATGTTTGCAACTTTATATAATGCTCAGATAATGCATGAAAATGAGGTCACAGGTGTAAAAAATTATTTTAGAAGAATGAAAAAACTACACTTATTGGCTGCTCAACCTGATGCAGTAATAAGTAAAAATATCAAGAAGTCTAAAGTAGCTAGGGTTTATGGATGCCATATGAACTTACAACTTAAAGATGCAGGGGAAAGGTATGTAAAAGATTGGTTACTTACTGTTATAGATTATGATGAAAATGGTCATGCAGTTAGAGCTATAGATAGAATTTATTCTAGGAGATTGCTAGAAGAATTAATATCTTACAGCAGAAAAGGTAACTTTGATATGGTTTCTTCACTATTTATGTGTATGTTTCAAGTACAAGAAGAACCCCTACAGAAAGAGTATTCAGACAAAGATGAGAATAGTAATGCTAAAAAACTTATCGCAATGATGGATAAAATGTATAAAAAGAATTAACTTTGTTAATTGACGTATAATATATTGCAATATGACTGAAATACGAACAGCAAGAAATCAAAGGCTCACTAGAGCTGAGAAAAATGCTAATAAGAAACAATGGTTTAAAGACCAGGCTGACTTATTAGATAATCAGAATAACTCAAACTACTCAGGCTATGGTGGAGTTTCTGACTATAAAAGGAAGAAAGTAAACTATGACCTCTTTAATAATATTCTCAACCTAGAAGATTTCTCCTATGTTTGTGAACCATTTGGAGCAGAAGCTGGAGAATTACCAGCAAAGATGGTGAATAGAGATATTATCTCAGGTAAAGTTAAGGCTCTATTAGGAATGGAGATGAAGAGAGCTTTTCCATATACTATTGTAGCCACTAATCCTGAAGCTACTACTAGAAAAGAAGATGAAGAATTCCATAGAATACGGCAATATGTTATCAATAGTATTCTTGAACCAATCAAGCAAACTATAGAACTAAAATATAAAGAGGAATTAAAAGGGGGACAACTTTCTCCAGATGAAAAAGCTAAACTTCAAGCTCAGATTGCTCAAGAGTTAGAAGCTTCTACCCCTGATGAGGTTAGAAAATATATGCAAAGAGACCATCAAGACCCTGCTGAAGTTCTTGGACAACAATTACTTAACTACTTAATTAAGAAAGAAGATGTCAAAAGAAAATTCAATAAAGGTTATAAACATGGATTAATTGCAGGAGAGGAAATTTATTATGTAGGAGAAAAGAATAATCATCCTCATATGAAAGAAGTAAATCCAATTAGATTTACTTATGATAAATCCCCTGATGAAGATTTTGTTGAGAAAGGAGAATGGGCAGTAGCTGAATATAGACTTGTTCCCTCAGAAGTGATAGGATATTTTGGAGACCAATTATCCCCACTTGAGATTGATGAGATATATGATAATTATGCTAACTATAAAGACCAAAGTGTACAAGAGAACCTATTCTCATTTAAAGAATATGATGATGGGGATAATACTAATACCATCAAAGTATTACATTGTACTTGGAAATCATTACGAAAAATCAAGTTCCTAACTTATCAAGATGATAATGGAGACCCACAAGAAGTAATTGTAGATGAATCTTATGTACTAAACAGAGAACAGGGAGATTTAGGGATTACTGAAGAGTGGATACCTGAAGCTTATGAAACTTGGAAGATAGGTAGTGATAAGTATGTCACTATGAGAGCTATTCCAGGGCAATTCAAAGACTTAGATAATTTATATGAATGTAACTTACCTTACTATGGTGCTGCTTATGACAACTTAAACTCTGAAACTACTTCACTAGTAGATAGAATGAAAGCATATCAATACTACTATAATATTGTAATGTACAGATTGGAACTATTACTTGCTTCAGATAAAGGAAAGAAAGTATTAATGAATATTAATGCTATTCCTGATAGTGAAGGTATTGATATAGAGAAGTGGCAATACTTCTTTAAGAGTACTCCTTTTATGTGGTATAATCCTAATGAAGAAGGTACAGAATACTCAGATGTAAATACAATAGCTAAGACAATAGATTTATCTCTTATCTCAGATATAGGTAAGTACATTGACTTAGCACAATATCTTAAAACTGAATGTGGAAAATCTGTAGGTATTACAGAACAAGTAGAAGGTCAGATTGGACCTAATGAAGCTGTATCAAATACTAGACAGAATATAATGCAATCTTCTCATATACTAGAACCTTACTTTGATTTACATAATCATATCAAAAGAAATGTACTACAAGCCTTACTTGAACAAACTAAAGTTACTTACTCTAGAACTAAACCAAAGAAATTAGCATATATTCTGGATGATTTATCTCAACAGATTATAGATGTTGATGTAGCTTTATTAGATAATTCTACTTTAGGGATATTTATGTCAGATTCAACTAAGGCTGAAGAAGTTAAAAATACCATTCAGCAACTTAGTCATGCAGCACTTCAAAACCAAAAGGTAGAATTCTCCGATGTTATATCAGTTCTTAAGTCTGAGAGTATTCCTGAAGCAGAGGAGACTATGCTAGTAGCTGAAGAGAAACGAAGAAACTTTGAGATGTCTCAAAATGAGAACAATAATAAAGCTCTAGCTGATGAATCTGAAAAAGCTAGAGACTTTACTAGAGAGAAACATGAGATGGAGAAAGAAATGGTAATACTTAAAGAAAATGAAAGAAGAAAGACTGAAGTTATGAAAGCTTCAATAATGGCTGCTTCTTTTAATCCAGATGAAGATAAAGATGATGATGGAATCAATGATTTCCTGGAGTTAGCTAATAAGAATACAGACCTAGAAGTTAAGATAGATAAACAGCAACTTGATAGAGAAAAGTTTGAACATCAAAAGAAAAAAGATGATAAAACTTTAGATTTAAAGGAAAAAGAACTTAAAATAAAAGAAAAAGTGAAAAAATAGCTATTACACACTAACTTGTAATTTTTAATATTTATATTTGAACAGTTTTAATTTAATCTTAAATTTGCATATATGCCAAAAGAAAACGAAACATTAAATGAAGATTTTAGTTGGGATGGAAATTCTGACTCAATTGATTTCTTTGGAGAAAACACTAAGGTAGAGAATGAAACTACTGAAGTTGTTGAAAACGTCATCAAGGATGATTTAGATGATAAGAAGCCTAAAGATAAGGAAGAAGAGAATAAAGAAGAGGATAAAGAAGAGGATGAGAAAATAAATTTCTTTGAGGATGAAGATAGTGCAGTTAAGGTAGATAATCTAGACTCTGAAGAAGAAGAGGAACAAGAAGAAGAGACAGTAACAAGTAAACTTGGGACTGCTGCTCACTCTTTAGAATATCTTAAATCTAAAGGACTTATAGGAGATTATGAACTTGAAGAGGGAGCAGAACTTACTGAAGATTTAGCTACTGAAATACTTGAAGATAAATTTGAAGAGAGTGTAGATGGTAAGGTAGAAGAATTAATGAAAGAGCTACCTGATGTAGTTAAGCAAATTAATAAGTTTGCACTAGCAGGTGGGGATTTGAATCAATTCTTTAGTTCTATGATTAAAGGAAACACTTCAGGAGCAGGATTTGATGCAACATCTGATATATCAGATGAGAAGATACAAGAGATTGTCATTAGACAAGACCTTAAAACAGAAGGGTTTGATGATGAACATATTAATTCTCAAATTGAATTTTATAAGGATAGTGGTAAACTAGCTTCAGTATCAAAATTAAAATTTGATAAGTTTGTAGAAGCAGATAAAGAAGCTAAAGCTGGACTTGTACAAAAACAATTAGCTAATAAAGAAGCAGATAAAGAGAAGCAAAAAGCTTACAAAGCTGGGTTAGCTACAAAATTGAATAGTATAGAAGATGTGAATGGTGTTAAGTTTAACAAAGAGGAAGTGAAAAATCTTCCTTCATATATGTCTGATAGAACTATTAAAATGAAAAATGGAAGTAGTGTTACTCCCATGCAAAAAGATTTATATGAAGCATTACAAGACCCTGAAAAGTCTTTGGTTATTGCAAAAATATTAAATAACGGATTTGATTTTAAAGAGTTTTCAACAGAAGCTAAGACTAGGGTAGTTTCTCAAATAAAAAATAATTTACAGAATAATCAAGCTCCTGCTAAATCAGGAGTAGCAAGTAAGAAAAAAACAACTAAACGACTTGCTGATTATTTTGACTAGTAAAAAAACAATAATTAATTATGTCAACACTTGGAAGTAAGCTGATTACTAAAGAAATGGAGTGGAATGCTAACATGACAGAGCAAGCCCATTTAGGTGCTGCTCTTATAGCAAAACCACACAAGTTTCAAGAGAAAATGGACCAACTATTTTCTGCAAGAAACTATTACTCTGATAACCCTTTATCTAGTATGTTAATGGGTAACAAGAGAACAGAGGAGACTATTGCTGCAACCTCATGGGAATGGGAATTGAAAGGAGCTAATACTCGCCCTCTTGTAATCATTGAGAATGTAGAGCCTGTAAGTAATACTCAATTGGGTAAATTCCGACAGTCTTTTAAAATGAAATTAGATGAGAACTGGTATGTAGCAGGTGATGTTGTAAGTCCAGGAACAT